GTCTGTTTCGGATTTCCTCAGAGGATGCCACGCCCTTTTTTGTGTCTACGGCAAGCGCCGCAACCATAGCCCTGCCCCAGGCGGCTGTCTCAGCGTTCTGGACCTCTGAGTCCCTAGTGAATCTGGTGGGCCCTGGTACCGGTTCCCACGCTGTTCCAATGCCAGGGTTAGTGTCCTCAGGTGATCGGTATGCGGCGGCTGTGTAGACCACCCAATCCTTACCACCAAAGTCAGATAAAAACTCTAGGCTCACTTGGCCCAGATTCCCGTCTGGAAACTTCTCACGAAACTCTACAATGCGGCTGGCTACATCTATGTAATCCAGCGGTCCCTTGTAATCAGACATCAGCCAACCTCACTTCAATCTGGTCCGTTATGGTGAGCCAAATGTCTATGCCGCCAACCAGGATTGCCACCTGGTCAGGCATAAAGTAATCGGACCTGACACCTTGGACCTCTCCCACAATGTAAGTGTTCTCATTATTTGGGCGCTTGATTGTCAAATCAACCAAGTCACCAATGGTTAGTTCTTGGGGGTTCATTAGTTCCCTTTCTTAGTCACTAAAAACGGCGTTCCAGACCCTCTGGATTGCCGACTAAACATGTGCTGGCCGTTGACCATTCCACGCTTTGCATTTCCCATAGTATCAATAACCTCACTCTTGAGTGCAAGCGCCACAGCCTTGGCTTTAGATTCTGCCTCTAGTGCGGCGGCCAGATCAACACCAACATCACCTAACTCAACCTGTGAATCCTGAATGTTTGGGTTCATTCGCCTCACGCTTTCATAGGTGCTGGTTGAACCATCCCAATCTGGTGCTGTGTTTTCATCAACACACTCTAGGAATTGCTCCACCATCATCATGTCTGCCGATTGCTGGAACACATCAGCCTTGACCTCAAACTCACGATAGTCAGACCCGCCAATGAGGACAGCCACATAAGCCTTTTTCAGACCAAGGGTGCTCATGTACCACTGAACCTGGGTGAGGTAATAATCAGGCACACCATCAGCCCAATCATCTGGGTATTTTGCGGTCTTGATTTCCACCACGCTGAGGGTGCCGTCAGTTTCCTGTGCCAGCCCGTCAACATTGGCAATCTGGAATGAGTGCTCAAGGCTTTGCCAGGTCCCAACATCTCGCTGGATGGTTAGCTCTGGGTGTTCATCTGCGAACTTGTCCAGCACTACGCCCTCAAGTCTGCGGCCCCATTCCATTGGTGGGCTGTCTGTTACATGATCAGGAATGTGCCCTGAGAATTTCGCCCAAGCCGTATAGGGTGACTCCCATTTATTTAGCCCAGCTATGGTGCCAACTAGGGACCCGCCCACCTTGCCCTTTCGTAGCTCATGCCACTCTGGTTGGGAGCTGTCAAAGGTTCCCAAGTGCCTTGCTGTTTGGATTTGCATGTTGTCCTTTCAATGTGTAATGATTTCACCATACACGAAAGGTAAGACATTGATAAAACTAAATGATGTGGGCATCTGGGACATGAACTGTTCCAAATGTCACACTATGTTCACGGAGCAAACCACACAAATCCCTATGAGCATGTCAGAGGTGATGAAGCTTGGCTGGAAATACGGCTGGAGCATTAGCCGCTCAGAGCACCAGATGTGTCCAGGGTGCTGGAATGTTTGAGACCCGCCACTCTAGAGACCTTTGGAACCAACTGAATGAGGCCATTGAGGAATCTAGGGTGATTCCTGGATGCCGTGATAGCGATCCTGAGGCATGGTTTCCGCCTGAGACCCCAGGAATAGGGGCCGCTTACAATGTGGCCAGAAAACTCTGTGCCAAATGCCCTGTCCAGCGGCTATGCCTTGAGTATGCCATGGCTAACAATGAGGCCCACGGGCTTTGGGGCGGGCTAACACACAGAGAGCGTGTGAAGCTGAAAAGGAAACTATAATTTAGGCACAAAAAAAAGACCCCCAGCGATTGGCTAGGGGTCTTTTTTGTTGGGGTAAGAGACAACCCCACCACGCCATTACACGGTGATGGGGTGTTAATTATTTAGGCTTTGGATTTAGCCACGATTGATGTTAGCACTGATAGCAAAGCGGCACCAGCTGAAACGCTGATCAGTCCAGCGTAGTCAATGCTAAATAGGCCAACACTTCCAGCTCCAAGGGACGCAATGGCCGCCTGTGCAAATGTCTTGATGGCTCTCTCGCCAGCGTAGCTCCAAAATTCTAGGGTCAAAATCTTCATGGTTCTAGGTCCTGTCTGTTATTTCTCTTGATGTCCTCAAAGGTTGCTGAGGCTGTGTAGGCGGTCACAATTATTGTCAGCAAAGCTATGCCGCCAGTGACCAGGTTATTACTCACGCCTGTGTCCCAGAAAAAGGTCAGGGCCCCAAACAGAATGATGGCAACTGCCAGCCTGTAAGCGCCGTAAATTAGCCGCCGTCTGAACTTCCAATTATCAGAGTCAGTCTTGGACTCACCACCTAGGAAAAACAACCCGTCTAGGGCGGTCTTTGCTATGCGTTTTATAGCGGCCTTTTGCAACACTTGCACACCTCTGGTTTCTTTTTCAGCTGTTTGTTGATGAATTTGGCTATGTCGTACACCTTGCCATAAAACACACCCTTGAGGGATGTGCTCAGCGTAATGTGCAAATGTGCGCCACGGCTTGCCGATCCTGTGTTCCCGATTCGCCCAGCTGGGTCACCCTTTTTTAGCATGTGACCTGGGGCCAGTCTGACCATACAAGTTGAGCCATCAGTGTGCTTTGAGGGCCCCTGACAATTTATGCCGTGAGCGTTGCAAGACAGGTGACAATAACCAATGTAATGAATCCCAGTTGATGCCGCCTGAATCATCACCCAGCCAAGAACATCAGACCACTGGACAGCCACACACTCACCGTCAGTGACGGCTGGAATGAGCGCATTAGCTCCAGGTGCGTAGTCAGTTCCCCTGTGCGGGTTAGTGCGCCTGACGGTCACGCCAAAGCGGCTGGTGATCGTGCTCTCAGGAAACGGGTGCTGCCACCTAGACAAGGTTGATGGTCCTGCCCACTTCAAATGAAGTGTTGAGCTTCATCAGCTGGAGGGCGTATTCATGCCTAGTCATCCCCTCTGGGAGGTGTAGCTGGGCAACGGTCAGGATGTTTTCACGCTCAGCCATGATGTGGGTAGGTGCTTTTTGCGGCGGCAGAAATTCATCAGCGGGCACAAAGTCCCAATCCCTAAACTCAGCATTAGGTGTGTTTTTCTTTTTAGTCATTAGCCTTTCCGTTTCTTTGGCTTGTATTTGCTCATAGCGTTCCCGTCAGTTGGTTGACAATTCCTAGCACAGCACCCACTAAGGCGGCCCAAGCTATCTTTTCAATCCAAGCATTTTTGGCTTGCTGAATTTCTAGCTGGGCAACCCGCTCAGGAACCGTGTCCAAGTAACCGAGCTTGGCTGTGAGTTGAATTAGTAGTCGTTCATTTTCCAGTTGCTTCGAGTAAAGCATTTGGAGAGTGACCCTAGCGTGAGGTTCTGGGGTTTCCATTACTCAGGTGCGATTTCTGGTTCTGGTTCTGGGCGAATAGCTGGGTGAGTATCAGGTGAGTTTCCTGCAACAAATTCACTTAGAGGGTCTACTAGCGAAGCGATAAATACCTCAGCCCAATCGGTTGCCTGAGCCGCATCTGCCCAAGGGGTTACATCTGGCCAGTCTGGCTGAAACATAAAAGGTGCGCCGCTATCGTTTGGGTTTTCGCTGTCCCAGATTCTGATTGCGTTATCGGTGTCAATTTCAAAAGTGTAGCGAGTCATTGTTTTCTCTTTTCTCTTAAGACAAAGTAGTTACTGGGGATTTTAGTTCTAGGGCAAGGTAAAGAGCTTCAAACTCTGAGGTGGTCAGTTTTCCATCATAACCGCCAGCAACATAAAGCCCATCGCCGTAAGTCAGGCCACGGATACGAGTAGTCCCAAATCCTGATGTCCGAGTTGTCCAAGTAATTCCATCAGTTGAGGTGGTGAGCTTTCCTGAGTCACCGACAGCAACATAAAGCCCATCGCCGTAAGTCACGCCAAAGATAAGACTAGTCCCAAACCCTGATGTGCGAGTAGTCCAAGTAATTCCATCAGTTGAGGTGGTCAGTTTTCCACCTACACCGACGGCAACATAAAGCCCATCGCCGTAAGTCACGCCCCAGATAGTAGTAGTCCCAAACCCTGATGTGCGAGTAGTCCAAGTAATTCCATCAGTTGAGGTGGTGAGCTTTCCATCATCACCGACTGCAACATAAAGCCCATCGCCGTAAGTCACGCCCCAGATACGAGTAGACCCAAACCCTGATGTCCGAGTAGTCCAAGTTGTTCCGTCAGTTGAGGTGGTCAAGGTTCCAGAAACACCGACAGCAACATAAAGCCCATCGCCGTAAGTCACGCCCCAGATATCAGTAGACCCGAACCCTGATGTCCGAGTAGTCCAAGTAGTCCCATCAGTTGAGGTGGTGAGCTTTCCATCATAACCAACAGCAACATAAAGCCCATCGCCGTATGTCACTTCACGGATATCAGTAGTCCCAAATCCTGATGTCCGAGTTGTCCAAGTAATTCCATCAGTTGAGGTGGTGAGCTTTCCATCATCACCGACTGCAACATAAAGCCCATCGCCGTAAGTCACGCCCCAGATATCATTAGACCCAAACCCTGATGTCCTAGTTGTCCAAGTTGTGCCACTTTCGGGTGCGACTATAGAAGTTATGTCGCTTGCATAATTGACCAAACCTAAGCTTCCATCTACCGATACCCCACCGACAGTAACTTGACCAGTGGAAGCAACAGAATACAAACCCGCCGCTAGGTCTACTGTGTGAGTTCCCCCCGCTGTGATGTTGTAGTAATTACCGCCGCCGCCACCGTCTGCCCAAGCTGGAACCCCAGAAACAACCGTCAAAACTTGGTCGTCAGTTCCAATGCCTAAGCGTGAAGCCTGACCAGTTCCGTCACCAACTACCAAGTCACCCTCGGTGCTTATCGGGTCAAAGAATCCAACCCAAGCCGTGCCGTTCCAAGATTCGTGCGAGCCGATAGTCGTGTTGTAACCAAGGGTCTGATAAGCGGTTGGGTTCGCTGGTCTGGTGTCTGTTGTCCAGATACCGACTCGGTTGCCCATAAAGGTTCTAGTGTCTACCAACATTCCAGCGGTAATGGCTACGGTGCTGGCTGGGATTGTCAGCGTGGCAATTGGGAGCTGGTAGATACCCGTTGCGCTTTGAGTCAGCGTAGGTGCTACTGGGTCAGAGGCTACTGCCGTGCCTGAAACAATCTTGGTCACGATCGTGTTGGCCTCTGGGTCTAGCTCAACCACCACAATGTCAATGCGTGTGTTAGTGCCAGCTGATGTCACTGCAAGAACTAGGTCATCCGTGTTTATGTAATAGTGACCTCGGATAAAGGCTTGGCCTGCCGCAATGGTTAGGTTGAGGTCTGATCCTGTGACCGTAATGCCAAGCTCTGTGCCAGTGGGTGAGCCTTGAACCCCAGTCTCTTGAAAGTTAGTTGCCCACTCTGAAAACTGAGACTCTGTGGTGTCTATGTTTTCAAATGGGAATGATTGCTCTGCCATTTATTTTCTCCCTTGGATTGCCTGAATTTATTTAGTTCTAACTGAATTGGGTGGAGCTATTGCCGCTCTAG